AAATGGGATGATCAAGAAATTCTTGCAAATAGAGCTTTCTTGAAAAAGGATAAGGAACTTGAATTTGAATTAGCTCAAATTCAGGCAAATGGTGCAAATTGGAGAGCCATTGCTGCTGGCGGTCAAGAAATGGTAGAAGGTCAGCCATTAGCATCTGGTGGGGGTGGTGCTGTTCCGACTGGTGAGGGTGGTGCGCCTCCTGCTGCTGGAGGTGGTGAGGGTGGTGCGCCTCCTGCTGCTGGAGGTGGTGAGGCTCCTCCAGCATTTGGTCCTCCTCCAAGCGAAGGTTCTGCACCCGCTCCTAGTGAGGCTCCAGCGGAATAAAGATATAACTAGGTTTTTGGTTAAATAATCTTATGGGTTTATTCTCCAAAACATTTTTAACTATTTTAGAACAGACATGGAACGGTGGTTATGCGAACATGTTTATGCCTATGGATGGGAAGAAACACAGACATAAGGAGTCTAGACATAGAAGATCCATAGTTTTAGATCCATTTAAAAGAAAACATGCTCAAACTGTACCAGAAATGCATAAGCCAGATATGAGTATAATTCAACAGGTTGAAAGAATTAAAAATAATCCTAGCGTAAATGTCCCTTTAAACATAGTGCAATTAAAAGCCATTTGTAAAAAATATGGAATATCTGGTGTTTCTAAAGTTGAACCAAAAAAGTTAGGAAATACTGGAATAATGATTGTTTGGAATGAGCCAACAAAAACTTATATTTTAAAGAAATGATTACTTTTGACAAATATAATGGTGTTAATTGTGTTAGAACCTACCCGAACACTTACAATAATTATGTACAATCAACTTTAAGATTTACTGATAAGGATAAAAATCAAGCAGAGAGGGCTTTGTATAGTAATTATTGGAGAGAGCAAATTGATTTGTATGGTCAAAAAATATTGTATTTTAGGAACCTATACAATTTACAAGATGGTGATAATACTTATGGTGAGATGCCTTTGAACCAGTTTGAAATACCAAAAATAATGATAATGCTTTTTACTTTGACTGAAAATGCATTGGTTCTTTCAAAGTTTGGATATCAATCAGATGATCAAGTTACAGCGTATTTACATATAAGTTCATTTTACGAACATTATCCACCAAATCTTGAGCCAAAGGCTGGAGATGTATTCAAATTAGTGGAATACGGGTCAGATAGACCTGGTGAACGTGATGGTAAGATGTATGAAATAACAGAACGTTGCGATGAAGACAATTCACAGATCAATCCTTTGGGTGGTCATTATGTTTGGCTTTTAAAGGCTAAGAGATTAGAGTTCTCCTTTGAGAATTTGGAGCAAGAAAAGGGTAATCATCAAGTACATGATGATACTTTTTACGGTGATCTATCTGGTTCCACTTCAACTCCAGAAAAACGTGATGATAAATACCCTCAAGATGCAGACTCAGAATCTAAAAAATTCGTTTTTGATATGTCTGTTAATGACACTCTTGAATATGGTGGTTATTATTAATCTCACCATAAACATAATCTAATTTAACATAGCCCTTTTTCTCATCTGCTTCTAGATCAATTTCCATGGTTCTAAATCTTTCTTGCATGTATTTTTTAAAAGCTACTGGTTTCACCCAATCGATAACATCAAGATCTATTTTCAATTCATCGGCTTTTTCTTCTGCTTTTTGAACTATCTCTAAAAGACACAGCCATCTAATAAATGTGTCCTTTTCCATTTCGCAATCTCCATTTTTTGTTTTTATTATTACGTTTTTATTCATGCGACACATTATTAATGTTATCGATAAAAAGGTCAAGAAAAAAATTTAGAAGTAATGAAAGAAATGAAAAAAGACATTATCTTCTTATTTTCTGGCAAGCAGCCTCTATCGTTTAATATTTTAATATTGCATATTATGTTTTCAAACAACAATTTAATCATTTGATTTAAATCATCATTTTTATTCTCATCTTTCACAAAACTTTCAAATTTTACAAAAAAATCTTTAACAATTTCTTTGTTAGGGTTTTTGAATTGATTTTTTTTATATATTAAATATTCTTCTACATTTTTCTTAAAATAATCCTCAAAAAACAATTCAACTTCTTGAGTGGAGGGTAATTTAACTCCAGTATCTTCTGGAGATATTTGACTTCCTTTTTTTTCTTCAAATTCTATCATTATGCTTCGGATCCTTTAAGGCTTCATCAAAATTTTTCAATATCTTCTCGTCTAATAATGGATCTTGTGATATAGGGTCAGTCTTTAAAAAGGTTTTTGTGGTGACAATCACCTTTATTTTCTTATCACATTGAGAACATATATATGAATTATCACCATTCATATCAATAGGAATAGTTGTTTCCACTTTTTTATCGCAAGGACATACAACGTCAGCTGTAATTTTTTTAAGTTGAATAGCTGCTTCAAGCTCTAGCTGTGCTTGAATTTCTGCATTTTTTCTCTTAACGTGTTCTCCATAAAAATAGAAACCAATTATTTGCAATATAAAAAAGAAAATGCTTGTTACCCAAAAATTAAAACCAAAATTCAATAAAAACAAAGCACCTAAAATCGAAATGCTTAAAGTTACAATAAAACTATATAATATTTTATGGAAAATAACGTTTGAATATATTTCTTTTAACACAAATATAACTTATATCACTTCTCATCATTTTCAACTATCATATTCATGTCTTCGGTAATTGAAAATAAAATGTCTTGAATTTTCCCCAATTTATCATTGATATTATTGACAGCTTTTACTCTATGGTTATGTTCAAATATAACTGGATTTCTCATAGAAAGTTGCAAATCTTTGCGAATTAAAGATGATTTAGAAAAAATATCTCCAATTTGATTCAATAAAAAGTTTAAACCAAATGGTAAATTTTTAGGAGCTTCATATGATAGAGTGTTTCTATAACGATTTATAATATCATCTACAGTAATAACTTGAGATGGTGCTTCTTGTTTAGCAATACCTTTTACCCATTTATTGTAAATCTTAGTATCGTCTTCTTGAAGGATTTTAAATTTTTCTCTCATTATTAATAAATATTTAGGTATATCAACTAAATATTCTTATGGGAATTTACGAAAAATATTTTAAAACACTTTTAGAACAAGACGAACCAACCGCAAATCCTATTAGTGCTACTCCAGAAAACGAAGCTAATGCAATGGCAGCTGAGTTAGATTCTGGCACTTCACCACAAGCATTCGATAGCGATGCTGGTCAAGTGGAAGTAATCCGTAAAGAATCTTTAGCAAAACAAAAGAAGATTTTAGCAGATTGGGTCGCTGAAGTTGAAAAATTCGTAGAATACATTAATGGTGTCAACACAACTTCCGTTCAAGCTCAATTACATAATGCTGGATGTGATAGTTTATTTGAAAAAATAGCTTCCTCAGAACACAGAAGAATTAGTCGAATAGCTGTTGAGCTTTCTGGCTTGTCCGAAGCTTTTAAGGGTTACTTGATATCTGGAGATCAAGATTAATTTATCTCGGATAACTTCATTTTACCTGTAAGTCCTTTATAGGAGTTTTTGTATATAAACTTATATGGGAATTCGTTCAAATTATACGCAACGCACACATCGTTTAAGTCTTTGAAATTTGAATACTCTTTGGGCCATATAAAAACCTTTTTACCAGCATCCAGTAAATCTTTGCTTTTATTTTTAGAGGTCGAATCGTTCCATTGATTATCCAAAACAAAAATTAATTCATGTAAGGGAAATAATCTTATTTGATTTTTTTGTTTTTCTGTGAAAACATCTGAACCAGATTCCGATATACCAGCCACAGCAATTCCATTTTTAATAAATGTAGAATCTAATGGCCCTTCGGTTATGAAGATATATGGTATATCAGCATCTATCTTATCTATATTAAATAAAGACCTATCTGAATCCTTTTTTGATAAATATTTTGGCTTACTATCTTCATCCAATATTTTTCTAGACTGATAAAAAATTATTTTATTATTTTCATCGTAAAAAGGTATTATTAATCTATTTTGATGCACAAAATCATTCAGACTTAAATAATACTTATTGGGGCGATTTACAGCGTTTAATAATTTCCTATCATTTAAAACATCTAAAGTTTTTTTTACAATATAATTATTTTTATAAAAATTCAATTGCTCATTATCTTCCAAATCTATACAGTCGCAAGGCAATTCATAACTTATTTTTTTTAATTTGGGCTTATAAAAATCATCAATATTTATAGTGTCGTAGTTCTTCGACTGTCCCATAACTTCGGAAAACGAATCCCCGCTCAATTCCATAATCCAATTTACTGGATTACCATGCCATCCGCAATTGTGACAATGTATGGTATTCTTATTAACAATATAATAACATCTCTGTTTCTTTAACCAAGATCTACCTTCCCTACAAATTGGACAACTACCTTGATAAAAATTTGAAGATCTATTATATTTTGGAGATCCCGCAAACTGATAAAATTTAGATACGATAAAATCTTCTGGCAATACCACCATACCCTAAGATTACATCATAATGCAGGATATGTCAATTATTTTTCTTTCGCAACAGGAGTAATGTCTATCACCCCTTTACGTATAAAAGTACCAGATGCTGGATCGAACCAATGAGCTTCTTTTACAATATTGTTACCAACTCTAGTTTCTATAATTCTAGGAACAGATGGTTGTCCAGATATTGGAGAAGTGATAATGCTAGGTTTTACTTTATTCATTTTAACTATTTACCAGAAATACTATTTTTTCCATGGCATTCTATGACTTTATATATGTTTTTAGGTACAATATTTACAAAATCTAATATTTTATCCCTAACTCCAATATCGAACTTTACAACATTGACTTTTCTAATTTCCATCTTCGGTAGAGATACGAAAAACAACGTATCATCTTCTTGATGAAAAAATACAAATATTTCACCATAATAATCACCTCTAAGAACAGCGTATGACGAACCCTTTTCAATATAATTTTTTTTCTCAGAAAAAAAGATATTGAAAAATTTCAAAAACATTTCCCTATTCTCCGCGATTGAAAATTACACGATTTATCAAGGAGTTTAAAGCGTCACTATCCATTTGATTGCTCGCATGGTGCATACAAATTGGACGACCCTTCATATCATATCCAAATATCATAAAGGCTTGTAAAAATTCAGATATGTAGCCATCTAACAATTCTATAGACTCAGTTACATCTTTCGAGTCTTTATTCAATTTTACAACATAATTTTCAATGGAATCAGCCAATAATTCTTTAATTTGAGCACGATCTAATGATGATATTTTGTTATCATTTGGAGGGGTTTTACGCCTCCTTTTTTTCTTGTTTTGATCGCTGTCCATGATTTGAATATTTATCTTTATGGTATGGGCTATTAACAGCATTGTTGTTTACACCAGCATTAACAAGATGCGTAATTATAACTTCAAGACTTTCTGTTTTGATTGATAAGTTTTTTGGAATTTTCTGACCGCCATCATTTAATTCAAACATCACTTCTCCCATAAAATCTTTATTAAGAAAACACGTTATAAACACTGAAGAACCTCTTGGGTCAACTAAAACAGTCCAACATCTAGGATCATGAATACCATAATCATCAAAAATTTTCCAAACTATAAAACCAGAGTCTTTAAGTCTTTTAATAAAATAGCTTGGAGTTTTAATAGAGTTTTTTGTTTTGTTTTTGTTTTCGTTTTTCATTTAGTTAATGATGACATAACGTATGTCATTTTATTATAATTATTTTGAAGTTCAAACAATACAAGCCCCAATTTGTTATTAACTTGAACTTTAATTTCATCTACATTAGACACGTCCAATATTCTAAAAATTTCAAAATTTAAAGGCAACGAATCTATATTATCACCATTTAGAATATCAGAAACCTTCAATGTTATCGTGTCGATATTATTTCTAGTTTTATCTGTCAATTCAGCATAAACACCTTCTTTATCGCCAACAAAATATACTTTGTTGGAATCTGAACTGAAGACGGAACCTTTAATCAATTCCCTAATCAATTCCTTTCTCAAAAGAAAGGAAGAATTGAATTCAGTATCGTTTAATTTCTGTAAATTCAATTTTGGTCTTTTTATAATACCATCCTCCTGCAAATGATATTTAAACCTCAAATTATCGCCTTTATATGATAAATTATTCTCCTCAATTTCGAAAGAAATTTCCCCATCAGATTGGATCGTGTCCATCGCCTTTATCAATTTTTTAATATCTGGACAATTTAAAATCTCATTATTTTCAAATTCCCCATATACATCACATTCAACATAATAAATTATAGAGTTATCACTTGTACATGTTAAACATGTTAATTTGTTATTTTTAATTTCTAAAATAGAAGCATCTCCAATTTTAGAGATAGGAGATAAAAAATTCTTGATAAAATCGACTTTATTTTTAATTTTTAATGTTTTTGACATGTTTGATAATAATATCAAGTTTTCTCTCTAAGTCAAACAATTTATTATGTATATCTCCAACATCAGCCTGTTTAAATAAAGGCAATTCCATTTGATTAGGATCAGTTTCCTTAACTGAAACTGCATTGTTGACAGCTTGAGTAGTTTGAACATTTACTGGAGTTAATGCTGGTTTAACCCCTATATATTGAACTGGAGCTATTTCATTTAATAAATTATTGGCAATATTCGCACTATAATCAACATTTCTGTTAACATTAGGATTTGGCAAAATGGCATTATAATCAATAAAACCCTTACCTAAAGACGTTGCTGGATTTGTTATGAGATTGTCCACCTTTGTTCTTAATTCTGAAATTGGTCCAGAAATAATACCCTTTAGTGCTTCAAGCACTAAAGGGTGATTTGGTGGCAAGTCTCCCTCTGGAGATAAGCCGTCTAAGTTCATATTAATCTAGATCTGCAAGAAGCTTTTTTAGATTTTCATCCTCATCATCATCATCATTTGATGGTGAACTAGATTCTTGTTTATTTGCAGTTGTTGGGATAGAATCCTGAAAATCATCAACAGAAACATCATTATGAGACTTCTTGGATTCAGTCAACAAGGTTGGTTTAGCAAAAAAGTGCTCATCCAGCATTTCCAACAACTCATCTTGAGACTTGGTAGAAACAGTCGAAGTCAAATCAAATGCTGACTCGTAGATCTCTTCGGCTTTGGAATCTGTCATTCCTTCGATCTTCTTTGGCATGGTAAACTTAGAAGA